GGGCGGCAACAATCAAGGATTCAACAGCGCAGAACTGCGTGCGCTTATGGCTGCGCAAGGGTGGAAGCCCGGCTATGCGTGGTGCAGTTTCTTTGTCATGGCTATGCTAGCCGAATGCGGCATACCTAACACTATCACGGGGTGGTCACCTACTGCGTACAATCGCAAAGATGTAGTGTTTGATGGTGGAAAATTTCTCAAGACGTACAAGGAAGGCGACGTGCTTGTGATGACCTTAAGTTATACTAGTATGTATAATACCAAAAGGTATAAAGGCATCGGTCACACGGGCATAGTCGATAAGATTGGTAAGTATTCAGTGCGCACCATTGAGGGCAACACCAATGAACAAGGCATGCGTGATTCTCGCACACGTGACGGGGTGTATTACAAGATACGTCCACTCTCTAAAAACTTACATATCACAAGATGGAAAAAGCAAGGATAAATCCGATGTTGATTTATGGCCTGACCATACTAGCAATCGGTGTGCTGGTCGTTATGCTATTCAAAGGATGCAATAAACCATCCGCATCTCCTGCCGTTGACAGGTTGCATAGCTTGAATGATTCACTGTATCGCGTGATTGAATCAAACAACACAAAGACCGATTCACTATTTGCCAAAATAGACAGCATCAGAGCGTGGAGCGATACCATAGCACAACGACAGGAAATCACAAACCAATATTACACCAATGAGACTTACACTATTCTTAATTCTAGTCCTAGTGCTGCATCAAAGCAGCTACGCTCAACGCTCAAAAAGTCGGACAGCCTCCTTAAATCAGGATTTTACACCCGAACTTACGACCTACGACGTTCAGCTTTTCAATCTGAACTACAATAGCATGATGTATTGGTATGGCACAGCGCAGGAGATTGACTCACTTTACCAGTTGGAGAAACTGAAGGTGCATTACTACGCCAAAATCACAGGCATACAGGCCAACAGCTACGAAACGCTCGCCATAATCTACGAAAACAAGCAGGCAATTGAGAAGGCAATAGGCGAAGAGAAGGAGATGCAGATAAAGGATTTGAAGAAGCGTAATAAACGGTTGATAATTCACAACATTGGGCTATCCGTTGGCCTCACTGCGCTGGCTGTTTCATCTTTTTATTTAATTGTTTTATGATCAACATCGAACCAAAGGATATAATAACAATCGTAGCCGGTGCGGTATCGCTTTCAGGTCTTTACTATGCGCTAAAAAGAAACGTGGACAAACTAAACATTACAGTGCGCACTATGGACACACATCACAAAAGAGAAATCAGCGCGATACATCATCGCATTGATGAAATTAAAGATGACACGCGTACATCAATTGACAAACTCGAATCAAAGATTGATGCTATTCAAAATCAAAATGTGACCATAGCAAAGAACCTTGCGGAATTGACAGGCTACATAAAAGCTAAACACTAAAAATATGGCAAGCAAATATGTTGAAGTCTACAAAGAAATATACAAGGGCAATGGAGTGATGAGTGAGCGTGTGAGAATGGCAATGAATAAACATTCTGTGCCACTTTCATTTAAATCGTTCCACCGCATGTATCAGGCGTGGCGCAATCACAACTATGGTGAAGAAAAGTTGCAAGAGCATATTCCCGAAGTCAAGAAAATGGTTCAGCCTACCGGGCAGCTCGACAAGTTGAAGTATTCACTAGGTGCATTCGATGAGATAGTGAATGAGTTAAAGCCTGATGTCAATACGTTTGACCTGCCCGCGTCACTTGAATCAAACTACCAGCCATACAAGCTACCGACAAATCACAACGACATACTGCTGTTAAGTGATATCCATGTGCCGTATCATAACATACCAGCGTTAACCCTTGCGTTGAAGTATGGGCTTGAGAATAACGTAAACACGATACTGCTAAACGGTGATGTAATCGACTTCTACGCAATCAGCAGATTTGAGAAAGACCCGCGCAAAAGAAACTTTGGGCATGAGGTATTGATGACACGTCAATTCTTGGGCACACTGCGCAAACTATTTCCCAACGCCGCGATATATTACAAGTGCGGGAATCACGATGTGCGCTACGACCACTACATCATGCGCAATGCACCCGACCTTTTAGGCATGAATGAATTCAGTTTTGAATCGCTAATGCATTTAGATCAACTGAATATCACGTTCATTCCTGACAAACAAATCATCCGTGCCGGGAATCTTACCATACTACACGGCCATGAACTAGGTGCGTCTGTATTCAGTCCTGTAAACATCGCACGTGGTTTGTTCTTGCGTGCAAAAGATAATGCGCTGTGCGGCCATCACCATCAGGCAAGTGAACACAGTGAACCAAACATAAACGGAAGGCTTACAACTTGCTGGAGTGTGGCGTGTTTGTGCGAGCTGCATCCTGACTACATGCCTATCAACAAACATCACCATGGCTTTGCGCATATCAAAGTAATGGACACAGGTGAGTTTGAGGTAAGCAACTACCGCATCGTGAACGGTAAGATTAGATAATAGAAAAGCCCCCGCCGTTGCAGGGGCTAGTCCAATCAATAACATAAAAACAATTTAGAATCTAATCACTTCGGCAAATATACACCATGAAGCGCAAACAACATCCGAAAGTAGTACATCGTAAACTTGGACGTGAGCGTGCGCATGGACAGTATCTAAACAACGTGATTGAGATTGACCCTACGCTAGCACCTATGCGCTACATGATTGTTCTCATTCACGAATATCTTCACCACATTCAGCCTGAGTGGAGTGAGGAGAAGGTGGACGCGGAGGGCGAGGCACTGGGCAGGTTTTTGTGGAAGCAAGGCTTTCGCAAGGTGCAGCAATAATGCGCCCACTGCTAAGGATTAGGAAGCGATTCAAAACTTATCGGATATACCGGCTTGAACTAATTCACTCGCTAGCCATTCACGCATCTTACCAACTAACTCGTACTGGTCTTCGGTAAGGTCTTGATACTTTTCAAGGCTGCGCAAGTGCTGCCTGAATTCATCAATCATGTCAAAGTATTTAGTGCCGTTGATAGCGCAATCAAATGCGTGCTGGTCTTCGTGTAGATCAAACGTTAGTGTTGCTTTCATCTTGTTCTGTTTTATTTGGTAATCCTGCTTTGCAATCTTTATAGCCTTGATTGTATGAATCGTGGATGTGGTTCATTTCAATCGTTTGTGCTGCTGCTAACAATCCTTCCATTTGTGCCCATGTCATTTGTACGGCCTGACCTTTAAAGCGTCTTTTAAGCGTCATATGCAGTCGACGGATTGCTGTTTCTTTTTTCTCTTGGTTCATTGGTTTTCTTTATAGGTTTCGTTGTAATGCTGTGCAGCTGTGCGGTTGTGGTATTTTTCAATTGGGCTTTGCACATCGGTGCGGCCTTCCCGGTATGCGTGCAGAATTTGTTCGCGTTCCTGTTCTAGACATTCAGTCATCTCCTGCATAAACTGCCTGCCTCGCTGGGTGTGCTCATCAAATAATGAATTTGAATAGCGGTGCATGATGCGCATGGCTATTTGCATTGCTGTTTCTTTGCTCATTCTGTTTTCGTTTTTTAGTTGTTTAATTTGCTTCAAAGGCGGGCTCCATGTACGTAGGATAAAACCAATAAATTTTACATTTATCCTTGACTCTTTGGAGGCCGTATTTTTCTAAATGTAAACCATCCTGAGAGTGTTTAACCTCAATTACACGGCACAACCAAGCTTCGTATTTATAGAATGGGTGTAGGCGTCGATAAGATTCGTCTATTGAATACAAGTAAACCAAATCGCCTATCTCATATTCTATCGAGTCTCTAACGCCTTCTAATTGATTCCAAGCGTATGTTAACTTTAGCCCGTGCCTTTTCATTTATTTTCGTTTAGCGTTTCTAAATATTTTTTCAGTACTTGGTACTAATCGGTTTTTGTGAAATTCTGCAATTAGTTGTTTAACTTCTAATGCTTGGTTTATTCGTTTAATTGTCCTTCTAATTCGTGCATCATCCGCTTCATCAGTTGGCATATCGGATAAATATTTATGCCGGAGTAGGCGTAATTCATCTACGCTAAACTGACTGAGTTGTTTTCGGCTTAGTCCCATTGAGTTTTAGTATTTCATTTTTCACATGGTGGTAGTATGCCTTGACTGAGTAGAACTCACCTGTACCTTCAAAGTCTTGCATGATTTCACTCGGTGCGTTAACCAGTGCTTCATCTACGCAATGCAGCGCGGCGTTCACTGCTTTGATATGCACCTCAGCTAGGTTGCCTTCCTGCTTGCCATTCTCAATGATGTCAAAATAGTTCGAGTACAGTTGCCATGCCTTTTCCTTTGCTTTCATTGTTTAGTTTATTGATTAGTTCGATAACCTGTTCTTTGTTGTAGTAGTGCTGCATTGAATTGCGCACGTGGTCTTTAAGTTGATCTGTGGTCATACATTCAAAGTATTAAGGTATTCACGCCACATCGGTACACGCTCCTGAAGCTTTGCGATTGCATCGGCATCGAACTCTACAACCTTTTCATGTATGCGCTCCTGCACTGGAATATCATACACCCACTCGCTAAGGTCGGTTTCAAGATTTGCATCCGGGTAATCGTTCAGGAATTGCTTCATGTCATAAATCATCGCACGCTCAATGCCTTTTGCTTTCTTTAAAAAAGTAGGGTCTGACTGTGCATCGATAAGATTCATGCGGCGTGCAAGCTTGTACTTTTCATCGTTAATCATTTGCAGTGGTGCGTTCACTAGAACAAAGCAGAACGTAGCACGCGGCGCACCTGTGAGCCACATGTAGGCTTGGCCCTGCCAAAAGTAATCCTTGCTAAGGTCGTTGGCTTTTGCATCGTGGAATGTGTAGATGTCCCAAGATGATTTGATGTCAGGCACATTTACAACAAGGTCGGTCTCATCATCTTTGATAAGCAAGTCAGGTGTACCCTTCACAAACTCATTCGTAAACATCTGCTCATTCTTAAACACAATCTGTTTGCGCTCTCTACGCCACATGTCGATGGCATCATTCTCAACGGCTAGACCTTTCTCAATGTACTTGTTGCTGATTTCTTTGTAGCGCTTGTACTTCTGCTGCACATAGACCTCCAGCAATGCGCTCTTTGTTGTTTCGCTCAAACCTGTTTTGGTTCGTGCATCC